GTGAAGAACGAGCGGGCACGGCTGCTGCGGAGGATGGAGCGGCTGGCAGGTTGCAGAGTAAATGACGCGGTAAAGCTGGCGTTCCTGGACGGAGAACAGCTAGGAGAGATCGACGGGCTGGATCTGGGAGCGCTGAAGGAGTTCAAGCGCAGCGGAAACGGCGCGGTGGAGCTGAAGCTGGTGGATCGGGCGGCCGTGCTGGAGCGGCTGGTGGAGCTGTCCGGCGGCCGGGAGGACGGGGCGGAGGAGTTTTTCCGGGCGCTGCGGGAGAGCGCCGATGCGGTTTAGGGCCTTTTCCCGGCAGCAGAGGCGTGTGCTCACCTGGTGGTGTTCCGCCGAGGGGCAAAGCCGGGAGGCGGTTATTTGCGACGGAGCGGTACGCAGCGGAAAGACCCTGTGCATGGGGCTGGCCTTCTTCCTGTGGGCCACGGCCTGCTTCGACGGCATGGCCTTCGGGCTGTGCGGCAAAACCATCACGGCGCTGCGGCGCAACCTGCTGCGGGAGGTGCTGCCTACGCTGGGGGCGCTGGGGTTCCAGTGGAGGGAGCAGGCATCCCAAAACCGGCTGACGGTACGGCTGGGCGGGAAGGAGAACACCTTCTACCTCTTTGGCGGCAGAGACGAGGGAAGCGCGGCCCTGATTCAGGGCATCACGCTGGCGGGGGTTCTGCTGGATGAGGCGGCCCTCATGCCCCGCTCCTTCGTGGAGCAGGCCTGCGCCCGGTGCTCCGTGCCGGGGAGCCGGATGTGGTTCTCCTGCAACCCGGAGCACCCGGAGCACTGGTTTTACAAGGAGTGGATTTTAAAGGCGGAGGAGCGGCGGGCGCTCTACCTCCACTTCACCATGGAGGATAACCCGGCGCTGACGCCTCAGGTGCGGGAGCGGTACGCGCGCAGCTTCAGCGGCGCCTTCTACCGGCGGTTTGTGTTGGGGGAGTGGGTGGCCGCCCAGGGGCGGGTATACGATTTCTTCGACGAGAGCTGGGCGAGGCCCGTCCCGGTGGGCGGCATGGAGCGGTGGTGCATCTCCTGCGATTACGGTACGGTAAACCCCACGTCCCTGGGGCTGTGGGGGCTGCGGGACGGAGTGTGGTACCGGGTGTCGGAGTCCTACTATGACGCCCGGGCCGAGGGGCGGCAGAGAACCGACGGAGAGCACGCCGACGCCCTGGAGCGGCTGGCGGGGGGACGGCCCATCTGGAAGGTGGTGGCCGACCCGTCGGCGGCCAGCTTTATCGAGACCCTGCGCCGGCGGGGATGGCGGGTGGAAAAGGCCGACAACGACGTGTTGGCCGGTATCCGAACCACCGCCGAACTGCTGCGGCGGGGGAGGCTGGTGATCTGCCAGGGCTGCGCCGACGCCCTCCGGGAGTTTACCCTCTACTGCTGGGATGAGAAGGCCGGGGGCGACCGGGTAAAAAAAGTCCACGACCACGCCATGGACGACATCCGCTATTTTGCCGCCAGTGTTGCGGCGGGAGAGCGGGGGTACGTTGGAGGCCTGTGTGTGGAGCGGGGGCGGTTTTAGCGCGGAGCGCGCCGCGGCAGAGGATGGGAGGAGAGCATGGGTATATTTGCAAGGAAAAGAGAGAATGGGGCCGGGGCGGCGGTGCAGCTCCGGGAGGGGGGACGGCACCCCTTCGGCGTGCTGGACGGGTATGTGCCGCTGAGCCAGGGGGAGATGGAGCTCTACCGGAGCATCCGGGAGGCCGTCCCCATTGTGGACGCCGCCCTGCGCAAGCTGGTGCGGCTGGCGGGCGGGGTCAAGGTGTCCTGCCGGGAGAGCGCTGCCCAGGAGGGGCTGGACTGGTTCCTCCAGCATGTGAACACCGGGCGCGGACAGAGGGGTATCCAGTCCTTCCTGGACGGCTATCTGGACTCCATGCTCACCTTCGGCCGGGCGGTGGGGGAGATCGTCCCTGACCGGCGGGGCCGGGAGATCGCGGCGGTGCTGTGCGGCAACCCGGCGGACGTGGAGATTCGGGAGGGGGAGTCGCCGCTGGAGTTTACCCTGTGGGGAAGGAGTGGGGACGGGCAGCTCCGGGAGCTGCCCCGGCAGGAGCTGCTGCTCTTCACCCCCTTTCAGCCGGAGGTGGGCAGCCCCTACGGCGTGAGTCTGCTGCGGTCCATGCCCTTCCTGACCGGAATCCTGCTGAACATCTACCAGGCGATGGGGATGAACTGGGAGCGGATGGGCAACGTGCGCTTCGCGGTGGTCTACAAGCCGGGGGACGCGCCCCTGGAGCAGTCCATGGCCCAGGAGCGCAGCCGCCAGATCGCCCGGGAGTGGTCCGCAGCCATGGAGGCGGGGCGGGACGGCCGGGTGCGCGATTTTGTCGCCGTGGGCGACGTGGACATCAAGGTGATCGGAGCGGACAACCAGGTGCTGGACAGCGAGGTGCCGGTGCGGCAGATTCTGGAACAGCTCGTGGCCCGGACGGGCATACCGCCCTTCCTGTTGGGATTGAGCTGGTCGTCCACCGAGCGGATGAGCACCCAGCAGGCCGACATGATGACCAGCGAGCTCACCGCCATCCGGCGGGGGCTGGAGCCTGTGGTGGAGCGTATCTGCGAGCTGTGGCTGGCCCTCCACGGGTACGACCGGAGGGTGACGGTGGATTGGGAGGACATCAACCTCCAGGATCTGGTCGAGGAGGCCCGGGCGGAACTGTACCGTGAGCAGGCGGAGGAGCTGCGATTGGCGCGAGAGGGCAAAGAGGGCTGAAGAGTGTCGGCGCGGGCAGAGGAGACCAGATCGGGGGCACCGGGAAAGTGCGGAGCACTTTTCTGGGGAGAGGAGACGCAGCGGAAGGAGAGAGCCGCGCCGCAAGCGGCGCGGCGAGGGATCTGGAGCGTGTGGCGACGAGGTCGAGGAGGCCCGGGCGGAACTGTACCGTGAGCAGGCGGAGGAGCTGCGATTGGCGCGAGAGGGCAAAGAGGGCTGAAGGGTGCCGGCGCGGGCAGAGGAGACCAGATCGGGGGCACCGGGAAAGAGCGGCGCGTCAGGGATGCCGCGCCCTACGGAGGGAGAGGGGCGGCTCGTCGGGGTATAGGGCGCAGAGTAAGATGAGGGGAGCGATGGGATGAACGTAAACAAGGAGGCGGGCGTGGACTGCGGGCTGGAGCTCAGCCCGGAGGAGATGGAGCGCATCAACGCTATGAGCAAAAAGAAGCTGGAGCCCGGGGAGGTATACGCCTTCGCGGTGCGGCTGTGCGACAACGAGATCGACCGGGACAACGAGCGGTTCCCGGCCGCTACCCTGGAGGAGCTGGCCCCCCTGTTTGTGGGCAGGAGCGGTCTGTTTGACCACCAGTGGAGCACCCGGAACCAGGCGGCCCGCATCTACCGAACCGAGGTGGTGCGGGAGAGCTGGATGACGGAGGCGGGCGAGCCCTACTGCTATCTGAAGGGCTGCGCCTACCTCCTGCGCACCGAGGGAAACCGGGAGCTGATCGCCGCCATCGAGGGGGGCATCAAGAAGGAGGTCAGCGTGGGCTGCGCGGTGGAGCGGTCGGTGTGCTCCATCTGCGGCGAGGAGCTCCGCACCTGCCCCCACGAGAAGGGGGCGGAGTACGGTGGCAGGCGCTGCTGGGCCGAGCTGGTGAGGGCCACCGACGCCTATGAGTGGTCCTTCGTGGCAGTGCCCGCCCAGAGAAACGCGGGGGTGATGAAGCACATGCGGATGGAGCAGGAGGCCGCCCTGGGGCGGAAATACCTGGAGAGCCTGCGCGGGGAGGTGGCCCGTCTGGGCGGCCTGGCCGGGCTGGGACTGGAGCACGCCGTGCTCCGGGGCATCGCGGACAAGCTGGGCTATGACGAGCTGCTGGCCCTCAAGGGCGCGCTGGAGCGGCAGGCCGAGCGGGTGTTCCCGGTGGAGACCCAACTGCGGTATGGCGGCGGGCGGGAGAACGACGGAGAGCGGGACGGGGCATTTTTGATCTGAGCGGCCCCGTGCGCAGAGAGGACAGAGGAGAAAGGAGAAGGCAGCATGAGCAGGATTTCGTTTGAGGGAATTGGAGAGGTGGCGGCCACCTTTGCCTGCGGCGAAGGGGTGAAGGCGGGACAGGTGGTGAAGCTCACCGGGGACGGCACCGTCGGCCCCTGCGGCGACGGCGAGCGCTTTTGCGGCGTGGCTCTGAGCGCCGGGGAGGGCTTCGCGGCGGTACAGCTGGGCGGGCTGATCCGGGTGGCCGCCAGCGGCGGCGCGCTCACCGAGGGGTGGAACCGGCTGCTGGCCGACGGCTCCGGCGGCGTCCGGCCGGACAGCGCCGAGACGCCCACCGGCGGCGAATATCTGGTGGTGCGGGCGGAGAGCGGCGGCGCCGTCATCCGCCTGTGAGAAAGGGAGGCATGGAACTATGGGATATCGTTTTGACAACCTGAGACTGGAAAAGGGCATGTATAACGAGGCGGGCCGCTCCTTCACCCAGGTGCTGGAGCGGGAGGACCCCTCGGAGCAGTATAAGGGCACGGCGCTGGAGGGGCTGGACGCCTATCAGCGGCAGCTCAAGCGCTTTGACATCAAAGTGAAGGGCGCGGGCAGCGACGCGGTGGAGAAGTTCTTCGCCACCAGCCAGTCCGCCGTGCTCTTCCCCGAGTACATCGCCCGCTCCGTGCGGCAGGGCATGGAGGAGGCCAACCTCCTGCCCCACATCACCGCCGCCGTCACCCGGTTTGACGGCATGGACTACCGCTCCATCGCCTCGGTGCCGGACGACGACCAGAGGGCCCTGCGCTGGGTGGAGGAGGGCGCCGCCATCCCCCAGACCCAGGTGAAAACCCAGGAGAATCTGGTGAAGCTCCACAAGCGGGGGCGGATGCTGGTGGCCTCCTACGAGGCCATCCGCTATCAGAAGCTGGATCTGTTCTCGGTCACCCTGCGGCAGATCGGCGCCCACATCAACCGGATGCACCTGGAGGACGCCATCGAGGTGCTCCTCAACGGCGACGGCAACGACAACCCCGCCGAGGCCTTCACCGTGGGTACCGATCCCATCGGCGGCACCGCGGGCACCCTCACCTACGATGAGCTGGTGGACTTCTGGGGCCAGTTTGAGCCCTATGAGATGAACACCCTCCTGGTCAGCGGCGACATGATGCGCCAGATGCTCAAGCTGGAGGAGTTCCAGAACCCCCTGACCGGCCTCAACTTCCAGGGCACCGGCAGGCTGGACACCCCTTTGGGCGCAGCTCTGCTGCGCACCTCCGCCCTGGGCGGCGGCACCCTCATCGGCCTGGACCGCCGCTACGCCCTGGAGATGGTGCAGGGCTCCGACGTGCTGGTGGAGTACGACAAGCTCATCGACCGACAGCTGGAGCGGGCCGCCATCACCAGCATCTCCGGCTTCGCCAAGCTGTTCACCGGCGCGGCCAAGGTGCTGAAGCTGAAATGACGGAGCAGATTATGGACATGGCCCGCAGCCTGGGGCATGTGGACGGGGGACAGGAGGAGGCGCTGGAGGCCCTGTGCCGTGCGGCTCAGGCGGAGCTGGCCGGGCGGCTGCGGCCAGAGGTGCGGCCGGAGGACTGCGAAGACGCTTTTATCCTGGCCTGCGCCTGGCTGGCCCTGGCGGGGCTGGCCGCCGGGGAGACCGGCGGCGGGCGGTTCACCGCCGGGGAGGTCACTATCCAGGAGGGAGACGGGGCGGCCCGGGCGGCCGCCCTCCGCCTCCAGGCCGAGACGGTGCTGGGGCCCTGGCTGGCTGACCGTGGCTTCGCCTTTCAGGGGGTGCCGGGATGACCGGGACCTGGGGGCGGATTCTGGCGCGGTACGGACAGAGCGTCACCCTGCAGCGGGGGGAAGAAGAACAGGCCTACCGGGCGTTTCTCCAGCCGGTGCGGGAGCGACGGGAGGACTGGTACCAGGAGATGCCCACCCCGCTGGGGACGGTGCGGCGGGATCAGTGGCTCTACCTGGGGCCGCCAGAGCTCTCACTGGAGGAAACGAACGGCCTGTGCGTGGAGTGGAACGGGCTGCGCTTTGTGGTGCGGGCGGCCCAGCCCGTCTGCGTGGGGGAGGAGACGCTGTACTGGTGGGCCCTGCTGGCGGTGGAGGACGGAGAGGCGCAGACAGAGCAGACGTGAGGGGGAAAACACTTGGATTTTCAGGCGGTGCGGGAGCAGATGGCGGCGTTCCTGAGACAGCAGGGGGTGGACGCGGTATGCGCCTACCCGGAGGAGCGGCGGCGGCAACGGAGCGGGCCGGTGGCCGCTGTGTCCCTGCGGGCCTGCCAGGGCGGGCCGGGCGGCTTTCGGGATTACCTGGGAGAGCGGTACGACGAGAGCACCGGCCAGTGGCAGGAGCTGTACGGCCGCCGGGTGACCCTCACCTTCGGGCTGGACCTCTATGGAGAGAGCGCTGGGGAGCTCCAGACGGCCTACGACCGGATGGCGGAGGCCTTTCAGTGGGAGGGACCCGCCGGGTTGGCGCTGCGGGAGCTCTCCTGCGGGGAGACGGAATTTGACCGGGCGGCCGGCCTCTACCGCAGGGCGGTGACGGCGGTGTGTCAGGGATACCTGTACGCCGTAGCCGACGAGGGCGGCACTTTCCTGGACTTTGTTGTGAGAGGAGAGGGACATCTATGAGCGTGACAAACCATGAGCGGCCGGGGGTATACTCCCGGTACGACGCATCCACGGTGGTGAAAGGCCGCGGCGGCGGCGGCGGGTGCGTGGGACTGGCGGCCCTGTGCGGCACAGGAACGGCGGGAACGCTCTACACCTTTAACCGCTATGAGGAGGCGGTGACCGCCTTCGGCGGAGAGGAAACGCTGACGGAGCTGGTGCGGCTGCTGTTCCTCAATGGCGCGGCCCAGGTCAAGGCGGTGCCGGTGGCCGAAGAGGCGGGCTACAAGGCGGCCTTTTCGGTGCTGGAAGCGGCGGAGGACATCGCAGTGGTGGTGTGCGACAGCGGCGAGCTGACCGTGCAGCAGGCCCTGCGGGACAGTGTGAAGGCCGCCTCTGAGGCGCGGCGGGAGCGCATCGCCGTGGTGGGCGGCAAGGCGGGGGAGAATGCCACAGCCCTGGTTCAGCGGGCCGAGGGGCTCAACAGCGAGCGGGTGGTGCTCACCGCCCCGGTGGGAGAAGGCGGCGGCGCGGCGGTGGCCGCGGCAGTGGCGGGAGCCATCGCCGGGGAGAGCGACCCGGCCATTCCCCTGGGCGGCGCGGAGCTGAAAGGAGTGGACGGGCTGGAGGCCCGGTATGGGGATACGGAGATCGACACCCTGGTGCGGGGCGGGGTCACCCCGGTGGAGCAGGCGGCCGGGGTGGTCAGCGTGGTGCGGGGCGTGACCACCCGCACCAAGACCGGAGAGGCGGCGGACGCCACCTGGCGGGAGCTGACCACCATCCGCATCGTGGACGACGTGATCCCCACCGTGCGCGACGCCCTGCGTGCCCGGTTCCGCCGGGCCAAGAACACCGAGCAGAGCCGGGGAGCCATCCGCTCCCAGGTGGTGCTGGAGCTGGAAAACAAGCTGGCGCGGGAGATCATTACCGGATACGGCGAGGTCTCCGTAGAGGCCGATGCGGACAACCCCACGGTGTGTCTGGTGGATTTTTCCTTTACCGTGGCCCATGGGCTCAACCAGATCTGGCTGAGCGCGCATATCACTGTGTGAGAATGGGGGAGGAAGGAACATGAAGGTTGCGGGATTTCCAACCAGCAGCGACATCTATCTGGAGGTGGACGGCAAAAAGGTGGCGGTGGTGCAGAGCTATACCGCCAAGTCCAGCCGTACCAGCCAGACCGTGGAGGCCTTCGGCGAGGACGAGCCGGTGGCCACCATACCGGGCCAACGTACCCACGTCATCGAACTGACCCGGCTGTACGCCACCGATGAGGCCATCCGGGACGGGCTGAACTTCCATGCGCTGGAGGACTTCAGCCTGGTCATCTGCAAGCCGGACCGGAAGATCATCTACTCCGGCTGCCAGTGGAGCTCCATCGGCGAGACAGGCGCGCTGGGGGCCATGGTGGTGGAGAAGATCACCATCGTAGCGGCCAGGCGGATTGAAACGGCGGTGTGATATGCTGGAGAGACGGGAACGGCTGAAGCTGGAGGACGGGAGGGAGCTGCGGCTTCTCTCCGCCCTGGAGGTGCTGGAGGCACGCCGGGAGGCGGAGGGGCTGGCCCGGGGGGAGGCGGAGGCCGCCCTGTGCGCCAACGCCTGCCTGCTGGCCCGGGCGCTGGAGCGGGGCGGACAGCCGGTGTTCGCGGACGGCGGGGCGGCTCTGGCGGGGCTGAGCGCCCGGGAGATCGGGGCGCTGGCGGGCCGGTGGGCCGCCTTTGACCGGGCGGAAAACCCCTCCCCCGAGGACGGGGAGGAGCGGCTGGAAGGGTTAAAAAAAGCCTGGAGCACGCGCCCTATGAGCGCCTTCGCTGGCGTGTGCTCCAACGCTTTGGCGCGCTTCCGACGGAGGAGCGGGCCAAACAGATGAAGGCGCGGGACTATCTCTGGTGCGCCCTCCACCTGGCGCTGGACCGGGAGGAGGAGCTGGCACGGCTGTGTCCCGCCTGCCGACGGGAGGCGGCGGAGGAGCGGTGCCCGGCCTGCGGCGCGCTCCGGACAGAGACGGCGGCGGGGCAGAACGCGGCCTTTGACGAGGCGCGGTTTGAACGCCTGAAACGGGGGGAGAGCGGTTGACGGACTATATCGCGGTATTGCTGGCACAGCAGGAGGAGCAGGAACAGGGCGAGGCCCCGGAGCTGGAGACCGGTCCCCTGACGGTATGGCTGGAGGAGAATACGCGGCCCGCAGAGGCCGCGGCAGCGCGGCGCGGAGTAGAGCAGGACGAGGCCGGCGCGTGTGCCGGACCGGGTGCGGTGATAGGGAACCGATATGCGCCGGAGGCCCCGGTCGGGGGCTCCAGCGGACAGCCATCGGACCGGGGAGCGAAGCAGTGGGTAGACGGCCTCCAGACCGCCGGTACGTTGGAGACGGCGGGAAAAACGGGGGAGCGGATGGCTCAACCGGCCCGGCCGGAGCGCGCCGCAGAATACCGGAGCGGGTCAGGGGCGGCCTGGCTCGACGGTCTGGTGCGCCGGAGCATGGAGCGGGAGTGGAGCGGCGGAACGGAGAGGCGGGTGGTGACGGTGGAGCAGTACGGCGGAGCGGCGGGCGCTCCGGCGGAGGCCGAGGCGCTGGACCGGCTGTTTCGCCGGGACGCCCGGCGGTACGATGGGGGGTTCCGGCTGCTGTGAGATTGGCTTCCATGCGGTACAAGGACTATGTATGGCCACACAACCCGCGGGTTTACACCATTGAGTATAAACGGACCATGGGTGCGCGGAAGGTGCCCTTCGGGCGCTACCACCTCCAGGATCTGGGCCCCGCCCAGCGGGTCATGCGGGGCGAGGGAGAATTCGTGGGCGAAGGGGCCTACGGGGAGTTTAAGAAGTTGGCTACCGTATTCTACGCCGGGGGACCGGGGCTGCTGGTTCACCCGGTTTGGCAGACCTCCAACGCCTACTTTGTGGAGCTCTCACTCCGGCAGGAGCCCAGGGCGGACTATGTGGGGTATTCCTTTGCTTTCTGGGAGGGATACGACGGACACAGCACCGGCGTACAGGTGACCGGGGGCGGAGGAGAACCGGAGACAGGCCCGGCCGCCAGTACGGCGGGGGAGCGGCGGCACACGGTGCGCCAGGGGGAGACCCTGTGGGGGATCGCCCGGGATTACGGACTCAGCCTGACCGAGCTCATCGCCCTCAATCCCCAGATTAAAAATCCAAACCTGATTCTGGCAGGGGAGGAGGTGCGCCTGGCGTGATGCGGGGAGAACTGCTGTGCTGGGATGGACGGCGCATCCGCCTGCCCGACGCGGTGGAGTGGCGGTTTCAATACGGCTGCGGCACGCCCTGCGACAGCTTTCAGCTCACCTGCCTGTGGGAGCCGGACAGCGGGAACGACCTGGCCGAGGCGGTGAGCTTTACGGCGGAGGAGAACGGGGAACGGCTCTTCACCGGCGTGGTGGACGAGTGCGAGCGGGGCTGGGACACCGCAGGGGGCACCCTTACCGTGGCGGGCCGGGGAATGGCCGCCCGCCTGCTGGACAACGAGGCGCTGGGGGCAGACTACCAGGTGGCCACTGTTGAGGATATCCTGCGGGACCACGTGGCCCCCTACGGCATTGAGACCGTGCGGGGGGCGGAGCTGCCGCCGGTGCCGGGCTTCTCGGTGGACGCGGGGAGCAGCGAGTGGCAGGTGGTCTATGAATTCTGCCGCTATTACGGGGGAATTGCCCCCCGGTTTGACCGGCTGGGGCGGCTGGTACTGGCCCCCTGGGAGGAGGGGCGGCGGCTGGTGCTGGGGGCGGACGCGGCGGTGACGAGCTTCCGCCTGCGGGAGCAGCGCTACGGGGTGCTCTCCGAGGTGCTGGTGCGGGACCGCACCACAGAGGAGGTTCAGCGGGTGGCGGACGAGGACTTCCTGCGCCGGGGCGGCCGGTGCCGCCGTGTGCTCACCATGCCGGGAAAGAGCAGCTATCAGGCCATGCGCTATTCCGGGGCGTATCAACTGGCCCGCGCCCGGGAAGAGCTGCGGCAGGCAGAGTTGGAGCTGCCGGAGGCCTTTGCCGCGTGGCCGGGGGAACTGGTGGAGCTCAACCTGGCCAAGGGGACGGGACGGGGCCTCTGGCGGGTACGGGAGAGCGTATGCGGCCTGACGGCGGCGGGAACCTACACCCGGCTGACGCTGGGGGAGCCATAGCGGAGGAGTGGTTTTATGTGGATTTCGGAGCAGGGGCGGAGAAGGACAGAGCCGGACGGAACAGCACTGGTGGGCCGGGTCACCTTGCCCGGCGACCCGGCCGGGGTGTATCTGGCCGGAGAGCGGCGGGAGCTGCCCGTGTTTGGCCCGGGCGGCTATGTGTGGCGGCCGGAGGAGGGCGAGCAGGTGCTGGTGCTCAAGACCGGTCAGGCGGGAGAGGCCCCCTGTGTGGCCGGCCAGGCCTGCGGGCAGGACTGGAACCTGGCGGCGGGCGAGGTGCTCATCTACAGCGGTTCGGCCTCCATTCGCATCGGCGGCGGGGGTATCCGGCTGACCGGAGATGTGCTGGTCAACGGCAAGCCGGTGCTTACAGGGGAGGGCTGAGCGTGGAACTAATGGTGCGGAACGGCGACTACGTCAGCGACGGCGCGGGTGGCTTCCTGCGGGCGGAAGGGACGGACGAGCTGCTGCAGCGGGTGTTGTGGAAGCTGTCCATCCCGCGGGGGAGCTTTCCGCTGCTGCCTGCGCTGGGCAGTGAGCTCCACCGGCTCGGCCGGGCCAAGCCCGCTGAGCGGGCCGGACTGGCCCGGCAGTATGTGGCCCAGGCACTTTCCGATGAGGCGGAGCTGTCGGTGGCCGGGGTGGAGCTGTCAGCAGAGGGAGAACTGACGGTCGAGCTGGACTGGCGGGGCGAGGCGCTCCGCCTGATACTTGGGACGGGAGGCGTATGACGGGATGACGGTGGAGGAGCTCTACGGGCAGATGGTGGACACCTTTCAGCGGGAGACAGGGATGGCGCTGGCCGGGGACGGAGACATGGCGGTGCGACTTTACGCCGTGGCGGCCCAGCTCTACGCCCTGTATGTGCAGGCCGACTGGGTGGGGCGGCAGTGCTTCCCCCAGACGGCCCAGGGGGACTACCTGGACAAGCATGCTCAACTGCGGGGGCTGGAGCGCCGGGCGGCCACAGCGGCGGTCGGGGTGCTCTCCTTTGAGACGGACCATCCGCCGGAGGCCGATCTGAGCATCCCGGAGGGGACGGTATGCATGACGGCGGCCCAGGTGCGCTTTGAGACCACCGAGGCGGGCGTTTTAAAGGCGGGGCAGACCTCCGCCCAGGTGCGGGCCAGAGCGGTGGAGCCGGGCGCGGCGGGAAATGCGGCGGCCGGGACGGTGCGGGCCATGGCGGTGGCGCCGGTGGGGGTGAGCCGGTGCACCAACCCCGAGGCCTTTTCCGGAGGACTGGATGCCGAGGGGGACGAGAGCCTGCGGGAGCGGGTGCTGGAGACCTTTCGGCGGATGCCCAACGGGGCCAACGCCGCCTTTTACCAGCAGGAGGCCCTCTCCTTTCCGGAGGTGGCGGCGGCTACCGTGGTGGCGCGGCCCCGGGGCGTGGGGACGGTGGACGTGTTTCTTGCTACGGCGGCGGGGCTGCCCGACAGCGGACTGCTGGAACAGGTGGCGGCCCATCTGGAGGAACGCCGCGAAATCGCCGTGGATGTTCAGGTGAAGGCGCCGGAGGTAAGGACGGTGGATGTGTCGGTTCAGGTGGCGGCCCGGCCGGGGGCGGACTTTGACACCGTCCGGCAGGCGGTGGAGTCCGCCGTGCGAGGCTGGTTTGACGGGCGGCTCTTGGGGCAGAGTGTCCTGCGGGCCCAGCTGGGGGCGCTGATCTTCGGGGTGGAGGGCGTGGAGAACTACGCCCTCACCGCCCCGGCGGCCGATGTGGCGGCAGCGGTGGACGAGCTGCCACAACTGGGCACACTGACGGTAGCGGCACTGGAGGGGACGGCATGAGCTACGGGGCATACCTCAGGGAGCTGCTCCGGCCCCTGCGTATCTATGGGCTGGAGGGCACCGCCAATGGCGGTGAGCTGGAGGCCCAGGGGAAGGCGCTGGATGGGGTGGAGGCCGCCATGGAGGAGGTACAGCGGGAGATGCTGATCTGCACCGCAGAGGGATGGGGGCTGGAGGCCGTCGAGGCACTGCTGGCCCGAAAGCCGGTAGCTGCCAGCCTGGAGCGGCGGCGGGCGGCGCTGGCCGCCCTGCTGCGCATCGGCGGGGACAGCTTTACCCTGACGGCGATCAACGATAATCTAAAAGGCTGCGGCCTCAACGCCGTGGCCAGCGAGACGGAAACGCCCGGCGTTGTGGAGGTGCGGTTCCCCGATGTACCAGGCATCCCGGACGGGTTTGAATCAATGAGGGCCATCCTGGAGGATATTCTGCCCTGCCATCTGGACATACGGTATGTCTACTGGTACATCACCTGGGCCCTCATGGAGGAACGCTTTGCCACCTGGGGAGACATTGAGAAGCTGGGGCCCACCTGGGAGGAGCTGGAGAAGATGGTGCGGGACTAGCCTGCCTGTCGCGTAAAAATGCCTGGAACCATGCGGTTCCAGGCATTTTTTGCTTGAAAGGGGGCTCACCAGTGCTCCAGAAGATAGGGAACAGCCGGGACAGGGCGATCAAAAAAACGGGCGAGGGCCTGCTCCAGCTCCTCCGGGGAGAGGGTGCCCTGGGGCTCCGGCCTGCCGTCCGCGCCCCACGCCAGCAGGCCGATGCCGGCGGCCCAGTAGAGGGAGTCGTCCGCCCAGGGAGAGATCCCCTCAAAGTCGTTACAGGCGGCCACTCCGCTGGGCAGAAAGGTGTCCCGCTCCAGGTGGACGGCGTAGCGGCGGAGCAGGACGGCGGCCTCCTCGCGGGTGATGGGGCGGTCAGGGACAAAAAGTGTGCCGCCGGTGCCCCGCACGATCCCAAGATCATAGGCCCAGGCTACAGCCGTGGCACCGGGGGAGTTGGGATTCACATCGGAGAAAGGGCCGTTGGCATCGTAGGGGACAGCACCCGAGCAGGTCCATAGGGCGGCCACAAACTGGGCACGGGTGACCGGGGACTGGGCCGCTGCCGCCGCAGGGAGCAGCAGGGTGAGGAGCAGGAGTGCAGGAATGAGCTGTCTCAT